TATCAACACGCAACATGCTTTCGCTGTCAAGCGGTAGGTGCTGTAAACTATAGAGGCTGGGTGTTCTACTGCCCGGCTTGTCATCAAGACGTCCTTAAGGAGGAAGAATGAACATCTCACCAAAAGTGTGGACAGTACTGGGTACATATGCCCGTGCGTTCATCGCAGCAATCGTCACTCAATACACACTAGGTAACACAAGCGTGAAGGCTCTCTTCGCAGCTGGTGCTGCTTCAGTAATCCCTGTCATCCTACGTTGGGCTAACCCCGGCGATCAGTTCCCAGCTGCTCAACCATCAATCAAAGCAGCAGCAGCCGTTGTTGCTACTGTAGACGCTACTCCTGCTCCAGCAGCAGCCCCAGCAGCACCTGCAGCATAGTTCTAAACGGTTCGAGGATTGGTTTTAAGCCACTTTTAACCTAGTTTGGTACAAAGATATACCCCCTTTCAGACTTACTGTCTGATCGGGGGTTCTTTTTTTATGCCTAAAATTAACAGTGAGGTTTTGACACAAACCTACCAGTATCGGTAGGGAAGTGTCATTCTTTACGGCGTGTCTTCCCTGTACTGTACTGTCTGTACAGTAAGATCACCCTCGTCAGCGGGTGATCTTCTGCTTACTTCTTTTAACTCTCAGCCTCTGTCTGTTCCGTGCAGACATACCGCCAAAGTATCCGACTATCTCAGGATCTGCTACTGCAAACTCCAAGCATTCAGTCTTGACTGTACATCTAGCACAGATCCCTTGGATAACAAGGCTAGGTTCTCCTCGGTCAGGGAAGAACATGTCGGTATCTATGCCAATGCAGTTGGCACTAGCCCTCCAGTTGTCCACTACTACCAGCCGTAGAGGTGTAGTAAAGCTGACAGCAGGTCAGCGATTGCTCCTTGTAACAGTGTTAAATATTCTAGCTTCATCGGCAACCTAAGCAGTAGTAGGGGGTTCTTACCTCAGACTTAAGGATCTTGAAAAGTGAAGCGCAACGGACACACCTAAGCATAATCTCGTAGTCTTCCATCTATCCTCCAGTTGAGTAGAAGCCACCAGTTTTGAAATGAACTGGCGTAGCAGACCATACTCTAGACATAGACTGTTGGCAACAGACAGGCAGTGAATCATCACCAAATTCTTTATGGATCTCTATGATGTTTCCACAGGTACCACATTTGAAATCATATCTAGGCATTTTTATGATCTTGCACTCTATGCATATCTTGACACATGTGACCATAATAGGGGTCACACCCACAGAAATCATAGGTAGATGTTACTGGTGATTCTTCATCTACCATATCTAGTTCTTTATATATGTCAGCAATTTGTCTGCCGTAATCTTCTACCATAGCAGTAAGCATCTGTACCATCATGCCTAATTCTTTTACTTGTTTTTCAAGCACAGTCCATCCCTTCATCATCTATAGGTGTAGGTGCAGTTAGCAGTGCACCACAGTCAAAGCATTCCTGCTCCAAGTCATACCAACCTACCTCTCTGGTCTCTTCATCCCACATGACACGCAGGTTGAAGACTTTGCATCCACAGATGCAAGCCATAGAAGGTATCCCTTTAAGGTTTAAGCTCATCTACGCCTTGATTCTGGCTATTCCAAAACATTTTGTAGAAGTCTAGGTCATATGAGAACCGCTTCATGTGTTGCACTACAGCACCAGTGTGGGCATAGAGTGGCACACCTGCCTCTTGCATGTGTCTAAAGAAGTTAATGTCCTCGGATACAAACTGCTCACCAACACCGGTCTCATTAAAGAACGGTACCTTGCCATGTACTTCCCTCATCTTGAGGGCAGCACTGCGGTGCATGAACAGGAAGCCAAAGCCAGCAGCACCTACCTTGACCAGCGCATTAGCAGGTAGTGGGTGTACATACGCTAGCTTGTACGGGTCATCAGTAAAGGCAAACAGTGCAGGGTATGGGGTCATAAGTGACTGTTCATTTTCCTTGGAGATGAAGTAAGTACCGCTTACTACTGGCTTAGTAGTAGGGTCGCACTCATTCCATAACAACTTAAGAGATTCTTTAGTCAGCACAATGTCGCTGTCTACCCATAGTACCCATGGGAAATCTGTGTGATCTACCCAGTAATCAAAAGCATTCTGCCGTTGTCTTCCGATCTGGTTGCCTTGCACACGCATGGCAGACTTGATAGGTACATCACCAGTAAGGATTGAGTAGACCAACCCCTCGGTAAACTTGCCATCTGTACTGCCGTTGTCACACCAGCAAACTATGATCGAGTCGGGATCAATCCTCGGCTTCTGTTGTACCTGCGTTGGCTTCTTCGAGCGTTGTGTCTTGGTCACGGTATGGTCTCCATCCACCTAGTGTTTGTACGATTGATGCCAGCACACGCTGGACTTTCATGCGAGCGCCATCAGCGCTTGTGTTCATCTCTTCACCAAGCTTTGCCCAGTCTGCATACTCACTAGCAAAGCGGAGCTTAAGTATCTTCTGCTTGGATTCAGATAGTTTGTAGTAACTCTTGGCTATGTCAGAGCGCAGTGCTAGCCAACTCATGCCATCACTAATCTCCCCATTACCAAACTTAAGGTTGAGGTCTTTAATCTTGCTGGGCATTTCGTATGACTCGACGATGATGGTAGGCAGGAATGCTTCTACTACTGATACGTCGTAGTAGTACAGATCTGCCAAGTCATATCCCATGATGCGAGCCTTCTCCTTCTCGCAGTATGTAATGCAGTGATTGCGCAATGACTTGGCGATCAGCTTGTCCTTGTCCTTTTCCTCTAGGGACATCCACTCCTTGAATTTCTTGGGGTGACTGACGAACCAAAGATACATCTCCTGATGTAAATCTTCTAGTTCAATCATTGGATATCGCTTCCTGAAGTCAGAAGCAATCCGTACCATCATCTCCTTGTACGGTAGCCATTCGTCAATGCTGTGTTTCATGGGAGCAGGATGTCTCCATCTACCAGTGGTACTGCGTAAGGAGTAACCTTGCGATCTTTCTCTACCAAGATACCTATGCCTTGTTGCCAGTTAGCAATGCCTGATGTGAGATAAGAAGCTTGTCGCATGTCCATGAGGTGTCCCACCTCTAGCCCGTAAACGGTTCTATTCTTGCCGTAGAGACCCGTTGTCTCGTGTTGTAGTCCTAACTTGTGGGTGTGACCACAGACAACGCTCTTGCCTAGTTTCTTGGCTAGACTCATAGCAGTTGAACCCGGTACTTGCACAGAACGTCCCTCGTCCCCATGAGCCATTACCCAGCCGGGTAGTAACTCCTTGAACCTGTGCAAGTACTGGATACCTAATGAAGAATACCCCAACAGTTCTTCTATCTTGAGTGATTCAAGAGAGCCGAATGCTGGGGCATACTTTCTAATGTAAGTCTGAATGCGATCCGTATGGTTTGATCGCTGAATAATAAAAGGTTTATTTCTACCGAGTGCGTCTCGGAAATCTGCCATGATGTTGTACGTCTGGTCTATTGAATCTTGTAGGGTAGGTGCGTACTCACCTGCCATACCTTTGTTCCACCTGCTAGGTTCTGGTGCATCAAGTTCATCACCCACGCACCAGAGCTCATTAGGTCGGTACCATTTAATAAAACTGATAACCTTCTTAAGAGCTACTGGGTCATGGTATGGAATCTGTAGGTCACTGAGTACTACTATTCTTCGCATCAGGTATGCCTTCCCACTGTCCGCTTTGGACTAGTATGCCTATTATGGCATAGTTTGCGAGGTCAATAAAGGTATCCCGTAGTGATTCGTAATTCGGCGTGTCGTTCTCAGTCTCGACGAGGTGACTAAACCTTTGGAGTTTATCAAACATTCTAACTCTAAGACCATTGTATGGTCCGCCGGGAGCGAGTGAGATGTTAAGCGGACCGTAATCTTCCTGCTTCTTAAGGAGGACTGATCTGAGTTCAACAAGGATATTGTCGACATCACTTTGCCTCATCGCTTAGTACTTCCTTTGCTTGTAGTTCAAAGTTCTTCATTGACTCACGCACTTGTAACTCTTGCCATACCTTATCGGCTTGACCAAGTGGTGCTGCCACTAGTAGTGCTGCTAGTCCAATGATTAGTTCTTGGGCTTCTTTGATATCTTCAGTACTAACATGATAGATATCATACAGAGCACCAAGAAGATCCAAGGTCTTGTCATCCGTGACCGCAATTCCTATACTCCCATCCATGTGTTCGATGTGTGTCCAGATTGTTTCGTCAAGAGGTAATACAATCTCTGATTCGCTCATTGATCCAGTCCTTTCCTAGTTTAACGATGACGCTATTTACGTCCTCGCCTTCGGGCATTGGTACTACATTGGCATTAGGTAGCTCTCGCTGTATCTTCTTGCCAAACTCTGCTCCTGCATTGTCACCATCCGTAAGGATGATTACCATATCGAAGTCATCTAAGATCCTAGTATAGTGGGACTTCCAGTTGTTAGCCCCCGGTATACCTACCGTTGGATGAACAGTCTTGACTGACATCATGATGGAATCAAACTCACCCTCAGTAACGCAGATATATTTCTGTGCTACAAAGCAAGCTTGAGTATTAAACATGGTGGTCTTAGCACCACTCATGCCCATGTACTTAGGTTCTTGTCCGCCTATTGACCTGAACCTGATATCAACCACACCACTCGGAGTAACATAAGGTATAGCAAGCCTACCGACAAACTGTTCATGACCCGGAAGAGGATCGACGACCACTCCCAGATGAAACATGCGAGCTTCTTCTACCGACAACTGTCGCGTGGCGAGATATGCCTCGGCTTGGTTGATGTGTCCTTTGTAATGCTCCGTTGCTTTCAGGAGAAATTGTCTGTGCGAATTCGATAGCCTCACCTAACGTACCTCCTTGTCTATGCATAATTAAATCGTAGGTATCACCTGATACACCACAACCAAAACATTTGAATCTGTTTGTATCTAGATTAACAGTAGCACTAGCAGTTCCATCTTCATGGAATGGACAACGCATCTTACGCCATCCACCTGCACGTGCGGGTACTGCAGCACCGATACTATTTAAGTAATCTTCAATGCTATGCTTTTCCATCCGTTACTCTTTTCAATAATTCAATCCATACTGAAGCGGGCATAGTGGCATACCAATCTGCAGGGTCACCTTTGCCCTTGCGCTTGTGCAAGACTACTCCTGTCCAAGCATTATCGTTTGCCATCTCTACTTTCAACTCTTCTACCCACCCCGCCAAGTCCATCCCGGCGTGGTTTTTAATCTCTATTGTTACCCCCGGTATGCCAGAGATGTCACCCTTATCTAGGGTGGCACCTGCTAGCCTACGATCTACGTACGGATACCATTGCTTGAGCCATGCAACTACATCGCGTTCTGCTTGTGCGCCTTTGGCTTTGGCTGCGCTACCCATTACATTAATTCCTTCTCAATAGCCTTAATAGTTGGGCAGGGGTAAGGAACATTGGGATTGCACTCAATACATAGTTTGCACTCTTCTAAATCACAACAAGGCTTATGCAACTCCACTACTGCACGAAGGGCGTGATACTGCTTGGTTATATTGGCAACCGTTATTACTGGATTTAACTTTGTTAGCAATTCATCGTGTGTCATACTGTCATCTCTACCTGTCTATAGTCTTGGACTACATCTTCTAGATACATTGAAGCAGGATCAAATGATAGTGTCACATAAGTTCCACCTGTTTGATCTGCCTTGCCGTAACGATTCTTTACTGGTGCTATGCACAAGTAGTAGTCTAGTCCTGTAGGTAAGGGCATCTGCCCTACTGTTAGTACCATTGCTGGTACCTGTGCTACCTTACCTTGCAAGGCAGAGCGTGGTTGGCATGGATAGCCTTGTGCTCCTTCTTGTGTATGGTGTAGCACTAGTACTGCAGCATTGGTATCTCTAGCTAAGTACTTAAGTTCTTTCATGATCTGTCGCATTGCTGCGAACTCTTCAGCTCCATCCATTGCTACATCCATGAGGTTATCCACCACGATAAGTGTTGGACTTCTACCCCACATAGTTTCAAAGGCAGAGACTTCTTCATCTAGATCTTTAAGTGTTGGGCTAGATTCGAATGACCAATAGAGATGGCTTTGCTCTGACAAGATAGACTCTGCAGTATCAGGGTTAGTTTTCATAAGTGTCTCTGCCTGTGACTGCGTCATCTTACCTGTCATTGCTAACAATCTCATAGCCATAGTGTGAGCATTGGTATCTGCTGAGAAGTAAAGCGTTGGTTGCTTTAACCTTGCGGCTATGTGTAATCCAAGTGAAGACTTACCTGCACCCGGAGTACCAGCAATCACTGTTACCTCAGCTCTGCGGATAACAATACCTGCACGTTCAAAGGCTTGGAAGGGAGCAGGTAATGGCTCCCCACCTACCTCAGTCTTGTGGATACTACGCCGAAGCGTCTTCAT